TTAATTTTATATTGCATTATCTATCCTCTTTAGTTTCGCANCCAAACATATTGAAACTCATATCTACTGCACTTGTATAAACTTTTACAACATCTGTTTGGTTTAATGTTATACCTAAAACAATTGCCAAGGAATCATTTGCAGCAACTGATTTATCGTAATATATATATTGTTTATCATCTGCACCTGCACCAGCTACATGAACACTTAATCTAAATGTTATTGCAGACCCTGTTCTGTTTGCTGCAACTATAGAACTAACTGTTGTTTGTGTCATATTAGGCACAGTATAAAGTGTAGTTGTTGTTGTTGCTGCAGGGTCAACTTGACCTAATACTTTTAAATTATCAGCCATGTTTCATTCCCATTAATAAAAATTGATGTCTTTTTAATCCTTTACTAACCACAACACTTTGTAATTTTTGTAGTTTATCTAATTCTATAGCTAAATCTTGCACAGCTTGTTCTATTATTCTTCTTGTAACTGCCTCATCTGCAGAACTATATTCTTGTTGTGCTAAAGGCAATGCTATTGATTTAGGATTTGCCATTATCTTTTACCATCTGGTCTAATATCTAATCTTAAATCACCAAGTCTCCAACCATAATCATTTGATGAATTAGATACTCTAATAGCACATTGTCTGCTTCTAGCTCTTGTATTAGTAAATGTAGAAGCTGGTGTAACTGATACAGTAGATAAAGTAGATAAATCTTCTAATGGATAATTTCTACCTTTTATTGTTATAGTTACATCATCAGATGTAGATTGTTGGTCTCTAAATTGTATATCAGGTATTATTTTATTTACTGCTATAAACTTTTCGCCATCAGGGTCTAAGTCAAAATCACTTGATTCTATATATGCTGTAAAGTTACTACCATCATCTCCATGTCCTATTTCATGTGCATAAAGATAATTAGTATTTACTGTACTGCTATTTTTACTAGCAGCTATAGGATTATTTAGTATTAATGCTTCATCCCAAGCAGTTCTTACAAAATTATCTGATGTTGTACCAATAGACCATACTTGTTCTAAATAGTTATACATAACATATTTATCTATTTCTGTATTTGTACCTGAAGGATAAAACCACATAATTTCATTAGCACTATCATTGACTGCACCAAATACTTTATGTGCCTGTCCTTGATTTAAATCACTTAAAACATAATCTAATACAGTACAAGGTAGTCTTTGTGCAGAACCTGAATAAATATAAAATCCACCATTATCCATAAAATAAACACTATTATTAGCATTTACTGCTGCATTAGGTCCAATTAAAGATGGTCCATGAGCTACTTCATTAAATGAAAATACAAATGGTGCACCTACAAATCTCATAGAAATTATACCTGCGTCTGTCCAAATAAGTATTTCTTGTCTTGTTCTTAATGCACCTATAATGGTTGAACCCATAGATAGTTGAACTCCACCTGCTTGATTTATTGCAGTTGGTGTCCAATCTGTAATACTTTCTGTATCTGAAAATCTTACTAATAAAGGGTCAATAGCAGAAGAACCTATTGGATTACAACCAAAAGCTATTGCGTGTTTATCAACATCAGAAATCATTGTTTGTAATACTGCTGTTGGTACATCACTAGCACCAGCTAAAGTAGAAATATTAACTGCTCTTGTTGTTAAACCAGAAGATTCATCCCAATAAAAAATACCACCAGCTCTTGGATTTAATACTGTATCATCACCAAAATTATCTATTGACCATAATCTTAATTGATTAGTAAAAGATAAATCAGTAGCAGCACCCCAACTTCCAGCACCCCATGTACCTGAACCCCAGCCAGTAGATTTAACATAAACATCTAATCCAGAATTTAATTGATATGTACCAACTGTAGAACTACCACCATTACCACTTTCATCACTTGAATTAGCAGTTGCAGTAGCTGTAAAAGTAAATGTGTTAGCAGTTGGAACACTATCTATTTGATACTCTTGATTTAAAACTGCAGCAGTAATATTACCACCTAGACTAGCAGCATTACTAAATGTAACAAAATCTCCTTCTACTGCACCATGAGAAGTATCTGTAGCTGTAATAGTTGTACTTCCATCTGTTGCTGCAAATGTTACATCTCCTGCAGATGTTGTACTTCTAATAGGTGTTACATCGTAATAAACATTGCCTTGTAATACATAAAATTTTTGATGAGTGCCTAAAGTTATATAATCAGTACCATCAGATACTTTATATGGATAAATTTTTCTACAAGTACCTATAAAACTATCTGTGCTTTGTTTTTGCCAACCACCTATTCTTTCAGGTCTACCTTTACGAAATCTAACTTTATCTGCATCAAACCAGCCACCTTCATTACTATAATTAGTACCTTCTTTATTTATACCTGGTTTAAATACATACTTTGCTAATGGCATAGTTAAACCTCATGCCATTCTTTGCCTTCAAATAGTAAGGCTTCTGCTTCTCTTCTTCTTATTAGACCTTGTAAAACCTTTCCACCAGCTTTATTCCATCTTTTTATTTGTGCTGGTACATCATTCCAATCTGGATGTGAACTATTTAACACTTTTAACAAAGTTGAACTTTTTAAATTAGCTGGTCCAAGATTAAATACCCATGAAACCATAGCATCAAATTCGTTTTGTTTTAAATTAGTTTCAACCAAGTCATTTATATAACCTTCGTATTCTTCCATTTCGTGTAATAACAATTCATCAGCTTCTTCTTGGGTAATAGTATCACCCTCTTTAACACTTTTAGTTGAACCATAACCTATTGTCCAAACTTCTGCTGCACATTTGTAAGCTTCAAGTTCACAACCTTCAAATTTTTTAATTAATGATAAACCCTCTTGTGATATATTCATATTATTCTCCTTTGTCGCTGGTATGAGATGCTCCGAAATAAAACGAAATAATTGCACTTGCTAACCCTCCTAAATAACCTAACACTAAATTTATAAGTGCTTCAGAATTTTGTTCTGGTGGTTGTAAAGTAACTAAAAATATATAACCTAAAAAACCACCTATGGTAAATAAACCTATAATACGGGCAGTCCAGTCTTTGCTAAACATACCTCTAGCATTTTGTTTATCTGCTACTTCTAACTTAAATACATCTACATCAAGTTCTTTCATTTGTACTTCAAACTCTTGTTCAGCTTTTTTAAGTTCTAGCATTTGCTCTGGTGTAGCATTTTGTATAGCTTGTTGTATAGATTTTTGGTCATTAGATACGCCTAACACTTCAGCTATTTTACCCATAGCCATTCCACCTAAAGGTCCACTAATTGCTGTGCCTAATGTTGGTGCAACAGCACCTACTATATTTTTTAATATTGCTTTCATAAAATTCCTTTAATTAATCTATTGTATATATTTGTATTGGTTTTTCTTTACCTTTTACATATATACTTTTTAATTCTTTTAATATTATTTCAGAACTAAAATTTTCTACATGAATTGTATTATATCCAATAACAATATCTTCTCCAACTTCCTTTGTAGAGCTTTCAAGCCTAGCAGCAAGGTTTACTGCATCACCTATAGCGGTATAATCAAACCTAGTTTCGCTTCCCATATTGCCTATAACAGCATATCCAGTATTAACACCTATTCCTATTTCAACACCTAAATTAGCTTTTTTAATATTTTCTTGTATTTCTTTAGCACATAACACAGATAAAGTTTCATGGTCTGGAAGGTCAATCGGTGCGTTAAAAATAGCCATCATGGCATCACCAATATATTTATCTACCATACCGCCATACTTTTTAACTGCATCTGCTTGTATAGTAAGTGCTTTATTCATTATTTCTGTTACTTGTTCTGGTTCTAACTTTTCAGACATTGCAGTAAAACCTCTTACATCTGTAAATAAAAATGTACAGTATCTTCTTTCACCACCTAATACTAAAGAATCTGGGTTATCTTGTAATTTTTTAACTTGTCTTGGGTCAAGATAATGTTCAAATTGTTTTTTAATTTGTTGTCTTAATTTGTATTGTTCTCTAAATCTTAAATAAAAACCTATTGATGCTGTTATAAACTGTGAAATTAATGTCCAACTTACATCTATTAGTATTCCACGCTGGATTAGATAATGTCCAAAAAATATTGTTAAAAAGAATAATATACTGGTAAATGTTATTCCTAGCGTCATTCCAAAAATATTTACACATAACCAGACAAAAGTTACTGTTATCACTAGAATTAATAATTCAACTGCTAAATGCCAATCAGGAATATAAGGACTNTCTTGNATTAANATTGATTCTGCTAGTGCTGCTTGTATTTTATGTGGTTCTAATAANCCAACAGGNGTTGCNANTTGTGGCATNACTCCATTNGCNGTNACNCCAATAATTACAAACTTACCATTGACTTGCATTTCTTGTAAATCTGTTTGTGGTGTATCAACCCAACTAATCCACTTACGACCAAGACTATCTGTTTTTACTGGTGGTATTCCTCGTATTGATATTTCTTCAATACCATTATCATTAGTTTTTATAATATAAGTTTTAACACCAAATAAAGCTTTA